TAATCGCTCCTCTATCTAATTCTAATTGTGTGTGAGAACCAATGTCGTCATTTGCGTCTGGTGGCCAGAACGATACTCTGTAATTATTGTTTCTCGGTAATTGAATATTGTAATATCCATTTTTATCTGTATAAGTGTAATCAAAATAAGATACACCTAAAAATCCATTACCTGGTAATGTTTGACTTGCTAATGTTGTTGTTCCATTAGTGTCTAACATTTTTAAATAATAGTATGTTCCACTATCATCTCCGATAACATCATCAGATAAATCCTCATCTGCTGTGTTTGAGTCATCAGCGATAGTTTCTATATCATACCAATTGGAATTACTATCTGGATTAGTTTCATCTAATTCAAATACAACTTTCCAATAAGGATAAGTTTTCTGAACAAATGTATCATCATCTATTCCGTCATTATCTGTATTAGTCTTTTCTCCAATGTATCTTGCGAAACCTTCAACATCAACAAGTTTTGGGTGTAGAGTAATGTCTCCTCTTGCACCACCATTGTTTGTTGAGTCTGTTCCCCAATTACCATCAATGTAAACTTTGTAAGGTAATAAATAATCATCACTTACATAAGTGTAATAACCACTACCACCACTATAAAGTGTTGGAATTCTAAATGAGTGTGGTTCATAATTATCTACTACATCATTAATTCTAAATTGTAATTTAAGAACTTGTGCTTGATTTCCATTACCACTACCAAAATGTTTGTCTGGTATGTCGTCATTATTAGCATCAACTCCGTGTGATACCATAGTGATTCTTAACCAATCGTAAGAAGTATCTCCTGCCGATTGTTCATTACCACTATTTTGAATACTATCCGTATATCCTACATTTTGAAAGTAAGTTACTTCAAATGAATAGTCGGCACCTGATGATTCATCACCCTCGGTCCAACCTGATATATGACTACCCTTAACTACTCGTGAGTTCCCTTGACTCCAAGCATTGATTGCTGTTTCTTCATTAGTTCCGTCATCTTCTACCCAAGTAATTAAGTCATTATCGAATGCGATATCAAATCTAAATGCAGTAATATAATTAGTTCCTGTATTGTTATCGTCAAGAGTGACTTCTATTTCTAAAATGTCATCTCTCCACGAGTCAAAATTATTATTTAAATAAGCAGGTTGAGTTGTATCATCTGCCAAGAAAGTCTGTAATTGTACAGTTTCTTGATTTTTCCACCAATATTCTGGTGTTTTCCACTCACCTATTTGTTTAACCCTTATGATTGGAGTTTGAGTTTGCGCTAAAACCATTCCAAACATAACTGCTGATATAACCATTTTTTTCATAAAACTAAACATTGTTTTCTCCGTTGGTTTTTTACAATAATAAATATAAGATTGTTAAAGATTATACATCAAACCTAACTACAAATGTAGTTTCGATGTCGTCAGATAATTTGATAGGTTTTGCCAGTTTTCCGTGTGCCAATAGTTCATTATTCTCACTATATAAACCTATATCAGTCACGAAAGGTCTAAAGTTAGACTCGGTTACAAATCCTAATGATTGAGTTGCTGCGTTGTAAAATGTTGCATAACTACCTGTTCCTTGTCCTGTTGGTTGGTCGCTTGGTCCAAAGTAATTAGACATACTAACTACACCTTCTTTCATAGTGATACTACCACTACGACCTGGTGTAATACTGATGTTTGTTGTGGTGTTGAACTCATTTGGTTTACAATTTACAAGGTATTCATATTGATAATGAGTTTGTGATGCCTTGTATTTTAAATTAAATGAAGTTCCGAATCCAACATCTTTATAAGAACCTGTATCAGTAAATACTAATAGTCCTTGTTCGTAAAAAATGTTTCCTACTTCTGAACCACTACCACGAGTAGCTGCAGTAGTTGAACTACCACTTTGAAATAAGTTTGTTTTAAATGTTGAGAAACTTGACGAGAAGTTGTTATCATACAAATTACCCTCTCCGTCATCTCGTATATCAAATGTTTGTCCACCTACGGTAGCTGATAACTGAATACTCTCTGGTTTAATTTGTTCACCAAACAATTCTCTTGGAACACTTATTACTGATGCTGAATTATGTAGATTTCTATTCATAGAACCCGAACGAACATAGTTTTTTCCGTGATTAGAATAGAATAAATTATGCAACATAGTGTATGTTGGATATCCAAAAAAGTTTGTTGATACTGAACCTGATGTGATTGTAATGACAGCGTCTGATGAACTCACATAATTAAATCGTGAACCACTACGAGCTTTGATTGCGAATACACCGCTCCCACTATCGTTGTTGTTAAATGTAAAGTTCTTAAAAGTTTGAAAGGACTTTATTGTAGCGTCTGTATCTAAGTCAAGATTTTTGAACATTAGGTTGTCCTAAAAATCAAGTTTCACTTTAATAATAGCTTCCCTTGAATATGATTTTAATAATGGTTTACTTAGTTTTGCAATAGCCAACAACTCATTTGAATCATTATAAAGACCAACTTGTGTAATAAAAGTTTTAGGGTCTTTAAAGAAAGTCCCTTGTGTGAAACTTCCGTCTGAACCTGTTGAGAAAGTTGGGTTAGAACTAAAGTTAAAGTCTTTATTGTTTGCTCTAACAAAGAAACTTGTTGAACTAATTTCTTCTTCTCTTCTTGCCTGGAAACTTGAACCAGATTTTATTGAATTATAAAATGCTGCTGAACGACTTGTAAACATATCAGCGTCTCTTACATTTGCAGATAATCCACCACTTGCTTCCATTTGTGATGCGTCTAACAATATTACACCTAAGTCAGGATAAAATAATCCTAACGCTCCACCCGGTTGGTTAGCTGCTGATGTATTGATTCCGTCTGAAATACTACCACTAACAACATTAAATACTCTACCACCCTCGTTTACGGTTGGATTTGTTGTTGCTCCACTATCATCAATCAATTGAATTTTTGCTGCTTTACCAGACATCTGACCTGTTAATTGTAATTCCCAATTACCTGGGTCAATCTTTTCTCTTTGTCTTGCTCTCTGGAAAGATACAAAGTAGAAGTCATCACTTGATGACGGCGCACTTGTAAAAGTAAACTCGTCTGTATTTGGTGCTAATATAAGATTTCTAAATTGTCTATAAAGAGCTGCAGTTTGTCTACCACCTGTTGTTAGTTTAGTGGTGTTTCCTTTTGAACCACTTCCGTGAATGTTAGCGTATCCGACTGCAAATTGAACCTCTGCTGAACTTGATACATTTGGGTCTTCATTGTATAGTTCTAAAAAAGAACCTGTAATGTTTCCATTAGAAGATTGTGTAAAGAAAGATGTAAGTGTAGAACTTCCACCAGTCCATAACCCACTTGAAATAGTAGTTCGTTGATTTTCAACTATGTCTGTGTTTTCGTTAAATGATTGAAATGCCATTGTTTACTCCTTATGTAGTGCTTGGGTCTTTTTTCACGGTGATTGGTAAAGTAACGGTTGCTCCACTTGTATTACCTGTGATTTGTAAATTAGTGTTAGTGTCTACCGTTAAGGACCTCGCAACTAATCGAACTTTTTTACCGACTACGGTAAATGAGCGTTTTCTTTCTGCTGCATTTAAAAATGTAGTTGTTGTTGCTGTATCAGTAAATCCAGTATCACCCTCTGGTGATAAGGTAGCAAGGTCTGCATTGAATAGTGTAAATGTATAGTTTTCGGTAGGTGCGTTATCAGTTTGTGGTGCAATTTCTGCCGGAGTTCCTGGTGCGTCAAAAGTAAATGTTGGCCCACCTGCAATTCTCAATATAGGAAGATTTGCTGTTTCCTTTGGAAGTGTTACTAACTTATATCTCATTAATTGATTTTCATCTACGAATGCTTCTAATAGTGGCATATTTTCAATTACTGCCGCAAAGAAGTTTGACCCGTTTGGGTGTGATGTATCGTAAAGATTGTAATCAATCTCATCGTCTGCTAATGCAAACTTTGTAATCTTAAATTCGTTCTGCCCTCTTGCCAAAAGTTCACGACCTTTTTTTGTCAAAATTGCGTCTACTGTTATACTTGTATTATCTAAAAATCCCATTTTATTTTACTCCTGTGGAAATGATATAACTATTCTTTTATTTCATTAATAAATATAAGAAAGTTAAATTTTCCATTAGTTTTATTCTACTTTCAATTTACTTGTATCTGAATCCTGTGTTTTCAATACGGTAGGTGCAACCTCGTTTACAATTACTGGTTCCTCTCCGTCTATTGTGTTATCTCTTGTTAATAATGTTCCTTGATAAAAAGCTCTAAACAAAATCGTATCTACTGCCATACTTTCTACATCTGATTGTAAAAATGATGAACTATAAGCGTGTGTTGGTCCAATTGATGCGCTTAGTGAACTTGAATAATAATATTCTTTAACATTTACTTTCTTTGATAATGTTGAACCCGTAATATTAGGTTGTAATACTTCAGTAAAAATATTATTATGTGAACCTGAAACGATACTTGCTGTCGCATATAATGTTCCGTATTCACTTCGTTTATCAATATCATCTAACACCATTAGTGAACGATTGTTTAAAAATCCTAATGATGAACCTGTGTCGAAAAATGCTAAATTAATATCTCCACCATAGGTTGTATATTCACCACTTGTTTCAAAATAATTATCATTAGAACCAGTTATATATCTCGTTACTAAAATACCTTGTCCAAAATGGTCTGCATTTTCATAATAACGATTAGTAAATTCCGTACTTGGATTTATTACTTGTTTAGAACGCTCTAATATATTTGGTTCAATCAATATACCCATACGAGTTTTTGCTCTTGCCGGAATTAATTGTCTTAATGTGTCATAAACACTTGAATCATAAAACTCTAGTATTCTCAAATAATCAAAGAAATTATTTGTCATATCATATCGTTTAAAGTATTCTTTTCTTAAATCTCTTAAATCTTTATAGATTGGTTTTGATTGGTCTCTTGGGTCTCCAATGTAATCATCAAAGTTAAAGTCTGCAATACTATATGTTATATCCTCATTTACAATGTCTGTTGGTGAAAAGTAAATTCCTAATGAGTTGTCGTCAAGTGGTGCAAAGTCATCATTAGACTTTTCTCTTCGTTTATCCACCATTAAAGGTAATGTATTACCAAGTTCATCTGCTTCAATAGTAGTATCTTCAATCCTAATCTTTGTTGCACTTCTACGACTTGGTCCTAAATTTGGAACTCTTAATTTTTCTTGGTCTGTTAATGACCTTGAAAAGTTTCCTGTAAATCCAGAAGCACTTATTGTTTGTGTTTCATAACTTAAATCGTGTGCTGTATTTGATGCCGTTGATAAGGTAGCATCAGAAAAATCTTTGTTCTCATCTAATTGATAACGAACTGCTAACTTATCGTAAGATGATGAGAAATGATTTCCATTATATGCTTTTGGTGTTCTAACGTGATTGTCAAATACACTTGAACTTAATGGTTCTGACCACAAACGATATTCCATTAGTGAACCTGTAAATTGTGTTCCGAATGAACTACCACTACCACCAAGGTAAACGTGTCCAGATGATGTGAATGCTGCATTTATAGTTGATGAAGTAATCTCCATACTTTGACTATCTTGATATAAAATCTTTTGTCTTGATGCCTCATAATATTTTGTTGTTAATTCAAATGATGAACTTGCATAAATACTATCGTCATCAAATTCTAAATCATTACTTGCTGACTTTCTTGTCAACATAACTGACCAAAACTCATCATTGTAAAATGGTTGTAATGATGATGTTATAAAGTTTACACTTCCGTCTGAACCACTAATGGTAAATCTTAAGAATCCATATTCATCTGTTTCACCATTATCCTGTAATGATATAGCAAAGTCATCATCTTTCTGTAAGATTACTTGGTCTTGTGATTTAGGACTTCTAAATCTAAACTCAATAGTATCTGGTATAAGTCCGTCTGAACCTGCTTTCCAATTTGATTTTAGATATTGTCCAGCTTTAAAATCTAGTGCTCTTGTAAACTTTCTTTTGATTTCATAATTTACTCTTGTTCCTTTGTCTGGTCCACCATATTCTCTTACTCTCAATATCGAACTTGGAATACCATAACAATTTAGTAAACCTTTTAAAGACCTTTCAGTTCCTTTTGATTTAATAAAGAAAGGTAAGTTTGCTAATATTCTTTTCCAAATTTTTTCTGTCACTTGTTCTTGTGGTGATTCAAATAAATCTCCACCATCTTTATCTTTACCCAATAAGTATGTTGGTAAAATCATAAGGTCATTACCACTATATAAATCTAAACCAAGTGCATTAGCATAATGTATTGCAACATCTTTTGAAATACCCTCTGATAATTTATTCACTCTTACATTTAAATCTGTCAAAGATTTTGTGTATGTCCAAACTTCGTCAAATTGTTGACCAACCATATCCATAAATTCTAAGAACACATTGTTTTCGGTATCGGCGTAAATATGTTCTGGTAATGAGTTTCTCAACGAATTAGCATTACCCTGGTCATAAGTTGAAGCACTTGATATCATATTGTTATACCAAGTTGTTGCTGTCGCACTACTCACCGCCTCTAATGTATATGGTGATGATGAATTTGTTTTAGGCCAAGCAGTATCGTGAAATTGTCCTGCTGATGAAGTTGCATAAGATGAACTTTCGAAATACATATAATGTTCAAATGGGTCAAAAGAATTGATAACTCTTTGTCTTTTTCTTTCTATTTCTTGTATAGTAATTAATGAACTTGAAATACTAAGTAATGAAGAACTATCTGTGTTATGACCCTCAATTAATTCTAACTTCTTTTTAAAATTTCTTAATCTTGTTTCAGCATTTGAAAAGTGAATAAAGTTTCCAAAACCAGTATCATCTGCCTGTAAGTTTAAATCTGCTGTTGTTTTTTGGTAATCAATGTTTGGTTTAACATCAAGTAAACTACCTGACAATAACAATCTTTCTATATCTCTTGTATCGGAATCATTAGTACTTAGAAGTCCTGTGTGTGTTTTGTAATCTGTTGGTTTAAAGTTTATCGGATTATCTACTGAATTAAAGTTCGGTAGTCGTAAGAATATTCCGTCATCAATGTCATCTTCAAAAGGAACTAATCTTACATTGTCAATATAGTCTGGTAATCTTTTCTCAACAAATGAAAACTTTTCTCCAATTTCAACATCACTTGAAAGTGGTAATTTAGTTTTTAAAATTCTTTGATTTCCATCAACACCTAATGAACTATTTACAACAAGATAATATTGTGAATCTATTTTTACATAAGTCTTAAATCTATCAATATTATTTTTTACATAATTTACTTTAAAACCTTGAAAACGATTTGCAACTTGGTCCTCACCTTTATGTCCGTATAGATTTACTCCGTCATTATAAGATAAAGAAACACGAATACGATTACTATCTAATACTTCTTCAATGGTTGCTACATAATCCCTTGGTGATAAATTTGCTTGTTCTTGACTTGGATTAACAATTTCTTCATCAGCTGTTGCACCATCTTTGGTATTTACTTCACCATTTGGTTTGATAACTTTCTTTTTTATTAATTCGTCTTTTGTAAACGCTCCACCAACATTACCAAGTCCGTCAGAAGTTAAAGCTGCTTTTGTTTCATCAGTTACAAAAAATGGTTCACCAGCTTCATCTCTACCACTTTCAACGTGGTCTCTAAATTCATCTCGTAATGCTTGAATACTTGGTGGTGGATTTTTTGGGTCGAATCTCGCATCCTTAACTGGGTCAACAATCATTTTACCATCAGCACCAAATTCCTCTAATACTACTCCGTCTGGTCCAAGAACTTCCGTTACTCCGTCTGGTCTAACTAATGTTGGTGAACCTTTGTATGGTGCTCCCTCGGTATAATTATTTGGTTTAGGTTGTGGTACTGGATTAGTTCGTTTTGTAGATGTTGCTCCTCTTCTACTGGCTCTACTGGCTCCACCAACTCCACCTCTTCTATTAGTAGAATATTCTTTTGTACCTCTTGTGCTCTCAGTTCTTCTCTCTGGATTAAAACTTCTATACTTTTCTCTAGCCATTAGTATCTACCCCCTCTTCGTGTTGGTCTGGTAGACCTAGTTGGACTTATGGACCTAGTTGGTGCAATTGGTCTTGGTGTTGGTGGTGGTGGAACATCTGGAACTGGTGGTGCTGGTCTTCTAATTGGTGCACCTGCAATTGTTCTTGTTGGTCTAACTTCCACTACTGGAACACTCGGTCTTGGACGAACTATTTGAACCATAGAACGAACTGGTGCTGGTGTTCTTTTCTTTTTAGTTTTTCTCGTAATGTCAATCTGTTCATTAATTATATTTATTACTGCTTCTGGACCTGATGCTTTTGCTCGTGGTTTAAATCCAACTTTAATATTATTTCTTGCATTTCCTTTTTTAGATTTAGCTTTCCTAATATCATTTCTTTCTGGTTTCCTTTTAACAAACTTTTTCTTTTTCTTTTTTTTATCTTTTAGTGAAGTACCTAAAACTTTTTGTTGTTTAACATTAGAACTTGAAACATTTAAACTTTTTATATCATCATCTGGAATAAGAAGTTTAATGTCTTCTAATGGCGGTGGTGGTGGTGGTGGAAAGTCTTCCGGTTTAGCTCTTTCTTCATCTTTTAATATTACGAGTTCTTCTTCTTTTGAAACATCTTCATTACCCTTTGGTTCCGGAACTATTGGGTCGATAAGTTCCATATCAACTGGTAGTCCATTTACGGTTTGTGCAGGACCGGTAGGTAAACCTGGGTCATTAGGGTCTGACGAATCTCCTGTAAATAAAGTTGTTGGTCCACCAGCTACACCTGCAAATATTTTTCGTGGTGGTTTGATATCGTCAGTTCTTCTGTTTATTCCTATGAATGCTCTTCTCGCCATTTACTATCTCTGTTCGTTTGCTCTTTCTTGTAAAGCATCATCTGCTAATTGTCTTTCAACTGGGTCCGGGTCATTTCTTAATATATCGATTAATTTTTTCTTGGATACTTCACCTAAGAAATCTGTTGCTGAACCATTATCAAGTAGTCCTTGTAGTAGTGGTTCATCTTCACCATTGTCAGGAACATCAACATCACTATTGTCTGTATCTTCATCTCCGTCAATTTTGTAAAGGTTTGGAATGATGATTTGTCCACCCACCATATTTTGTGTAAACCCTCTATCTTGTGGGTCAATGTTAAACTCTAATACATATGGATTTTGTGATTCAAATTTTATTGTTCCAGCACCCCCACTATTTAGTGGACGATATTGTATTGTTTCACCCATTTCAGAAAATTCAATTTTATATTCTTCGTCCTGTATTTTTTCATCTAATTGTAACATAAACTCAGTTCTATCTGGTGATGTCTCCACAAGTTCATATTTCATATCTCTGATAAATACTTCTTCTCTTGTAGGGTTATCTGTTTCATCACCGGTAGATTTAAAAAATTTTACTTCTCCATTAACAACTTCTCTATCAACTTGTCTATCCCAAATTTCTCCTGCCTCGTCCACAAATTGTGGTCTTTCTCTACCGGCTAGTCTTCTTAAAAATTTATAAGTTACTTGATAATCTCCCTCACGAAATCCTAAATCTCGTAAGTGTTGACCAATGTTTATGTCGATAAAATCTAATCCATTATTAAAATGAATTTCATCTAATCCCATTATTTTACTAATAAGAAAATTACCTTCCATATCATAAACATATAGAACTGCAAAATCACTTGCTAAATCTCTACCCCAACTACTATAAACCTTTTCAGGATTAAAGTATTGGTTTCTTTCTTGTTGTGTAAATCCGTATTCGATAGCCATTATTTTTCATCTCGTTGATATTTAAATCCTAATTTTAACCAAATTCTTTGACCCTCGTGTGTATGATATAATTGTTTGTTGATTACATCATCATAGTGGTATCCGTTTAAATCTCTTTTTAAATCTCTAAAATTAGCTCTTGGTCTACCACTTCCACCTAGTCTTTTCTTTTTACCTTTCTTTCTAAACTTTTCTACTTTTATTTTATCTTGTCTAAACTTTACCCAACCTTCTGCATTTTTACCACCCCTTGGTCCTTCTGCTCTGAAAAATTTATTTATTAATGAGTGTAGTTTGTCAGTTGATATTTCTGGTGTGTTTGATTCTGAAAAGTATTCATTCATAACTTGAATTAAGTTATCTCGTTTTGTCATTTGAAATTCTACTTCTTCGTCAGTTGTTCCCTCAGCATCATCGCTATCATCTTCATCGTCCTCTGATTCTGGTTGAAAGTAGTATGTAAACTCAGTATCCATTTCTCCCTCAAAAAAGTATTGAGAGTTTTCTAAACGAACTTCCTCAAATTGTTCCTCTAATGCGATACCCGCTTCTTCAGATTCAAACGATACTAAAAATCCATCATCATCTCTTAATGGTGCATTGGCATCAACCGAACCTGAAATTTGTTGTTGTTGTTTTAAAAACTCAACTGCTCTTTGATATTCTAATTCAGCACCATTTAAAATATTACTATATAGTTCTGATTTTTTTGCTGCTTCACTTGGTAAATAAGGCATTATCTCACCACTCTAAAATCATAGTTATCATCATAGAAATTTATTTGTTCATCTGTTGTTCCACTACCACTAACAACTTTAAATCCAAATCTGTAATTTCTTTCTGCTTGTAGTCCGTTCATTTGAACTCGGAAGAAATTACCTGTTGAATCACAACTAACTTTTGAACCTGTTCCATAAGGTATAATTACTTCTTCTGTATCTGCGTCTTTTACTTCATAGAATACTGAAGCGCTTGGTAAATATTTAATTGTTAGTTCTGCTGGTGTAGTGTCAAATGCAGTCGTTGGATATAATTCTCTACCAACAATTCTAAATTTGACAATTGAATTTTCTTTATATTCTTGTCTTAAATTTTGAAAATATATTTTTAGTCTTTCTAAATCTGTTGTTGTTAATGGTGATAAACTTCCTGTTGAAAAAGAACTATCGTCCCAAACTACTTCTAACTTAGGTGGATAGATTGTGTGTGTATCACGAGAAAAATATTTTAGATTTCCCAATCTTGAACTATCACCCTCTTGTCCTGTGTTGAAATCAAACATTGACGAACTTGGGTGGTCTCCGTGAGAACCACTATCTTCTCTTTTAATTATAAATCCATTGTTAGGATAATCGGAAGATGAGTATATAAAGTTGTTTACCAAGTCAGTTACATTTGCTCTAACATCTCGTCTATCAAATGTTATATCATAAGAAGTTGATACTTCATATTGACCTGAACTTGCAGTAAACCAAGCACCCCCGTCAGTCAATACTGAACCCGTTACCCAAGGTGTTTTTGCTTGGTGGTCTCTATATTGATAAGTAGCTCCGTCATCTGTTACTGGGTCGTGGTCAAGTTTTCCTGTTCCTTGTTTCCAACTACCACTAACCATATAAATATGAAGTGGTTGTTCTGCTTCAACTTCTTCAGAAGTTGCGTCATATAAATTTAAATAATACTTTGCAGTAGAAGGTATTTTTCCGTCCTGTATTGATTGTGAAATATAAGTTAAATCAAAGTCAATCAATACTCTGGATACATTTCCTACCGTACCATTATTATTTACAACTTTATTAATTTCTAATATTTCATCTAAACCTGTATTTCTTGATGCGGTTGTTCCACCTGAATAAAGTGTTGTATCTCTTTTACCGAATTCAAAATAATGCATTATCTATCTCCTACTACTCTACCCTCGATATCATTATCAGGGAATTTAAGTTCAAATATACTTGGGTCTAATGAAGTATATATAATTCCATTTTTACTTGCAGAATTTATGTCATACACATTACCACTATATCCATCACTTGCTGAATGTTTATTTTCAATTAGAATTAAATCATTGTTTGGATTGTTAGTTTGTGGTGGAACTAATGATACCACGCCTTCACAAGTAGAAATTTGATATGCTAAATCACTCAACACAATTGGTTGATTTATCTGCCACTTTTCAATTTGGAAAAAGTCTTTTACTTTTTGTATTGTTCTAAGTAAAACATCATTTTTATTATATCCTCGTTTTGTGATAATATCATACTTTACACAAATGTTGATGACATATCCGTCTTTAATGTTTATAGCATCTGTTAAAACTCTATATTGTGAAAGATATGTTTTTAAATTTTGCTTTACTGCTTGATTTATTCTAGTTAAGTTTTTATTTGAATCATATCCTAACAAGTACATATTCAATGCGAGTGGATTAAGAACTTCTTCTGTTCCCCTGGTATCAACTACCTGTCCGTCAATAACTTGTAATTGTCCAACCGCTTCTAATTGTTCATCTTGAACAATATATGCTTTTGCTATGTTTCCGTATTTGTGTGGTAATGAATAAACTCTTGTAATGTAGTCAGCTTTCGTAACCGCTCTGTTTTGTGCATTGAAGTAAGCTGCTGCATTTTGTTTTATTTCTGTAATGGTTTCTATTGAAGCACCACCTGATGCTGGGTCTTCATTGTTTACCACAAGACTTGATTCAACCTCTGCTAATGTTGCAGTATTTAAACCTGTTGTTGTATTTGTATAAGTCAATCTATTAAATGATTGAATAGTGTTTGTAGGAACATTATGTTCTACTGCTCCACCATAATTATATCTTACTGTTAGTGTTGTATTACTTGGTGCTAATCCAAATGTTTGAGTTTTTAAGAAATTACTTGGGTCAAAACTATCATCTAATTTTGAAATACCAAAACCTAATCTTGAACCTACATTATCTGGATTTGGAATTATTTCTTCATCAGCATTATCACTAACACCTGAACCAAATCTTAATTCCATTTTATTATCATCACGAACTCTTGTTGTAAATCTTCTAGCTGTCTTGATAAGTTTTAATAAATAAGGTGTATCATTTTTAAACTCTGCTAACTCTGGGTCGTTGAGTGTTGAATTTTCCTCATCTTCAAAAACTGTATCTTGTGCTAAAAATGGAACTTCATAGTATTTGTTATCTTGACTATCAATTACTTCTATAATAGATGTAACTTTATCACTTGACAAAACAATCTTATCAAATTCTTTTGCGTTTGTAAATGCAAATGTTTCTTCTTCTCTCTTACCTGATTGTGCCATACCTTTTTTAGTAAGTCTAAAGTTAGTAGGAACATTTCCTGTCGTTGGTTGTAATGCTACAACATTCATAGTATCTAATGAACTGGATACTTTAAAATCAACATCATCTAATATAGTAAACTCTGTTCCGTTATTTGATAATACGGTAGAGTTTGATTCAATTTTTCCTGCAAAATTTAAGTCAGGGACATATTCTCCGTCATCATCTGTTGTTGCTGGAACATCAATACTAAAAGTTAATTCCACCATAGCAGGTGATGCTAATCTCGGTTTATATCCATATGATTGTGCTATCGATAGAACATTTTTTCTTTCTTCTGAAAATTGTAAAAGTGTTTCTCTAAATTGATTATCAACATAATAATTTAATGTATCCCCAACATAAGCAGCCATTTCAACAAACATCATACCTGGTGATGCTTCATTGAAATCGTTGTATTGATTTGGGAAATAAGTTTTTGCAAACTCAATTAGATTTTCTCTAATGTCTGTAAAATCTCTACCAAGATAATTTACTTCTTTTTTTAATGTTTTTTTATTTGTTCCGTAGTCGGACATTATTATTCTCCAATTCTAAAGTCAAAGTTTAACACTTCAATATCCTCTGGATTCAAAGGAACTGAAAACTCAACCTGTACATTTACTTGATTACTTTCTTGTATTGTAAATACATTAATGATATTGATATACGATAGGTATCTATCCACCGATGTTCTAATAGTGCTTTCTATATCTTCAGATATATTTTCTCTTTGTTCAAAAACAAGATTTTTTAAATTAGAACCAAAGTCAGGCTGAAATATTCTTTCACCTGGTGTGGTCAACAATAAGTTTCTAAGATTTGCCTTTGATTGTTCTAATACGGTTTTTGTTTTATAGAAAAATCCCTCTGGACTATAATCCAATGGAAATCTTATTCCAACATACTTGTCGTCATTTCTGTCTATTTCTCTTACACTTCTAGCCATTATGGTCTATAATTACCTTCGCCTTTTTTCTTTTTATCCATCGCTTTCATCAAACCAGAATAATCACGAGTTAGTGCGTTCTGTACATCTTCAGGAACTGCGTCTACTGAAACACCTGCTTTCTTGATTGAATCAACTGCTGCCATTTCTCTCGCTCTTTCTTTATTCTGTCCTCTACCTAAATCTCCGTATCCTAAGACATCTGCCATATTATCACTACCTAATACTCCACCACCCAATGTTGGATATTCATCGTCCATTGTTCCTAATGGTTTGGTTTGATTCAATACTTCATTTAACGCTGTGTTTTTTGTGTATTGTTTTTTAGGTTTATTGATAACCTTTTTAGGTTTAGGTTGTGAAATCGTTTCTGCTAATTTGATTTCTTTTTCTTCATTAATAAATATCTCACTCAGTTGTTTTTTGACTTCTTTGCGAACAACTAATTCAATAATATTTCTTAATTTATTTTTGTTCATTTTTAACTCCTTGCTTTAAATATATTTTGATATGACCTAGCTTGGTCTGCCATACCTATATTACCACTAATGCCTGAAACTTGGTTTTCGAAACCACTCAATCCACCATTACTAATATATCTTCCTAATTCTTCATCACTTGGGTTATCACCAAGAACACTCTTTAAATCCCCTACACCATCAAAACTATCAAAACTTCCGTCAGCTAATAATCCACTTACGGCTGCTGCACTTGGTGGAACCGTTGATATAGCACTTTGTAGTTGAGATGCTTTTTGTAATTGTTCTGATGCTGTTTTTTCTAATTCTTCTAATTTTTTAATTTGTTCGTCTGTGATGTTTGACACATCATCAATGATACCACTAAATCCTGCCGGTATAGGTAATACTGCTTTTATCTCTTCGATTGTTTTTGTTTCCAATCTTGTCAAACTTAAAAACTCTAAACCGACAATCGCTTGTATAAATGCTTCTGCTCCTTTTAAACCTTTCATAATTTCTTTAACACCTAAAGGTATGGTAAATGGATTTACTAATTTAGGAACACCTAACAACATACCTTTAAAAAAGTCTGATATACCGAACATCATTTTTAAAAATCCCATCATCTCTAATTGTGGAAATGGTATTCCGTCTTTTGTTGTAGTTAATATCGTTCCACCATTTTTAACATCCATATCTATTGTGCTACTTCTAGGTCTTAATCTAATTACTCGTTTAGCGTCTAAAAGTATATCTCCGTCATCTGAATCAATCAAGACATTTCCTTTTGATGTCATTGCTATACCCTCATATTCATCAGTTGAATTTATCTCTACTCTACCAGAATTTAAAGTTATCGTGGGTGGTAGAAAATCTTCTTCCTGTGGTCTTGAAAAAATTGAGTCTACTCTTGGTGTAAACAATAGTCTGGGTTTATACCCAAGTTCAATATTCATCTCATCATTATTGTTAATCGTGATTTGACCCTCACTTCTTTCATCACTACCAAGTGAAATATGATTGTTAAATCTACCTTGTATTAATGTTGAACCTTCTTCAAAAGCTTTAGATATTGGATTGACATCACGTTTAAATTTACCAAATAATTTTAAAAGACCTCTTGGTTCTTTTTTTACACCCGGTGCAATTACTTTATCACTTTCACCAACTGATTGTGGATTGACTGAAATATTACTATCACTTAGTCTTGCTAAATAATAACTTTCCCCTTTATAGTCAAACCCCAACCATAACTCACCAACCATAGGATATTGAATAATATTAGAGTTAGCTGGTTTGTATGAATTAACTTCTACATCTCCGTGTTGTGAATAAACATATCTACCGATAACTTCCTGTTGTAGTAAATCAGCATCACTTTTAACTTCCAGAACTTCAAACACTTCTAATGTAGCATTTGTTCTACCCTCTGGAACTTCCACGTGAATTTTTTTTAATATGGAACGCAGTTCACTTTTTCTAACTGGACCATCGCCTTGAACATATATGTTCTCAAGTGGTTTTGCCACTATGTCAGCCATCTAATTTTCCTTACTGATTGAATTTTCTATTTCGTCTTTTTTGATTTGTAACTCTTGAACATCAGACTCTATTGCATCCATAAGTTGTTTCTTTTCATTTTCAGATAAACCAAACTCATCTCCACTATCCGATACTCTCTTTTCTGCTGCTGTAATTCTTTGAACGATTGTTGCTAACTTAACAAGTTGTTCATCGTTCTTGACATTGATTTCTAAATACTCTTTTAACATAGGGATAATCTGAACGGCTGTATCTCCGTCCTTGATAAATCCCACAACCTCTTTCATCAATACTTCTAATTGTGTTTTATTGGTTTTGGAATTATCGTATATGTCCTTAAAGACATCTGATAAGGTTTTTCCTTTGAATATTTCGTAATCGTTCGCCATAGTTTTTACCTAACAATAAATAGTTAAATGTTAAAAAATAGGAATATATATTTATATACCA